CATTTAAACGACCGCATAACATAGCAACTCCAACTTCGCAAATAACTCCGCTTAAAGTGTCTATGTAGATTTTTTCATCAGTTCTAGTATCATAAGTTTTATCTTTATTTGATATAATACCATCAGCCATCCACTTAGTTCTACGAACTACAACACCCTTATCGATAATGACAGAATGTTGTAGTAGTTCTTTCAATTGGTCTTTCATAATTTAACCTTCGTAAATGATACCCTGTTCATTAAGAGCTTTTCGATTTAGCATATGATGTTCATTGGTAAGATCTTTATTACCACCATAATATGGAACTGCATGGTGATTATCAACCATCAATTGATTAACAGATTTTTCTTCGCCTTCAATAAAGATTTCACCAAGAATTCTACCAAACTTACCTTTCTCATGAGAGATCAAAGTAACTTTGTCTTCAACTGATTGAATCAAATCCTGTAAAAAGTACTTAGACTCTTTACCATAGAACTTTTCTTCAAGATCACGAGTTCGAGATTCTGGAGTATCAATGGCCATCATACGAACACGTTGCTTCTTGTAGACCATACCAAAACCAAGATCGATATCGACATCAATAGTATCACCATCAACAACTCTTGTTACGTGTGCTTTATATGTATACATTACGAAATCACCGCTTTAATCCAATCAACATCAATAATTGCAGCAGGTTCGCCTTCATAATCAACAGCCATAGCTTTATTCCAATCAAGAAATACTCTTTGACCTGATTCAACTTCATCAATAGCCAATGGTCCAACAGACAAAACTAAACCTGGCTTAGATCCTTTAGTTGTGTCAGCCGTAAGAATAATACCACCGGCTGTTGTTTGTTCTTTTACTACAGCCGTTACTAGAACTTGACTGCCTAACATTTTAATACCCATCTTTTTCTCCTATATATTATTTCGAAAGACAAAATCAATTGCCCTTTCAGCTTCTTTAGTCATATCGCGCTTACCATACCAACCACCGGTTTCATTGTCCAAGTCTGAACAAACCCAAGCAACTTCTTTAGCAGAGATTGGATAACCTCGAGCCATTGCATTGCCAGCAGTTGATACCATAATCTTATACATCTGTAAATACCAACCTGAGTTAGTAATACGTTTGTAGTCTTCTACCTGTTTTTTATTTACAAAAGGACAGTCTTTATATCCAGTCCATGAAAAGTTAGTGTTCTTGAGTTGATTTTTTCTGTGTTCGACGAGTCCATTTCGAATAGATTCTGGTAACTTATCGAAAAACGATTCATTGGATACAACATATCGGTGCTGTTCCATAAGTTGGTTTGCATCCATGGTGACCCCATCATGAGTGAATATAAAGTTGTAGGCATCTTTATATCTTGAAGGGACGTAGTACATTCTACTAAGGTCTTTTGTTTGTGCATCTGCAATGTCTCCTATTTCTTTGTTTAAAGCAAACCAAAAATGTTTGATCTTATCAGCTGGTACTGATTGAGTCAATGGAAATACTAATCTAAATTTTGGATGTGTCTTTGTTGAACTTGCTGTTGAATAGCAAACGTATTTATATTTTGCGTATTTTTCATGAATATCTTCAATAGATCCTTCATAGTCATCAACATCTACAATGCCGAAACCACCCCAGCTAACAACATTAGCATTAGCTCGAGTGGTTTCGGTCTTATATGTAGCAGGTGATATTAAAGGAGCATCAGTTTTCTTTTGATACTTATCACCACTTGCTAATTTGTACAAAACCTTTTCAAAATCATCAAAGGAATCATAATCAACTCTCTTAGATGTTTTGTTATCGTATATACTATCAAATATTGTCAAAGATATCATGCGCTACTCATATTATAAATTTACTAAAAGACCATGGTTACCAGTGTGGTCAGGAGCTTTCCAGCCCTCAGGTTTAATTAAATCTGGAAGACCTAATGGATTTGGACGAGATTCTTTTACACCAACTTCTTTTGCCATGTTAGCTTTGTGTACATTATACCAAGCTTCATCAGCATCAATACCCATGACATCCAACGTACCAATTGCTACTACGCATAGATCAATAAGACCATCAACGATTTCTTCAGCATCCTTCTCACCAGTAGCTTTGAATGTGTTATTGGATTCGTCTTTAAGGAACGCTACACGGATTTGAAGTAGTTGTTCTAGTTTTTCAGGATTAGCTTTAACCCATTCATGTACACCATATTTAGCGTGCATGGCTTTAATATCTTTTACCCAGTTCATACAATAATACCTTGTGGTTGTGTAATTTGGATAACACTAGTAGCAGATTTGTATTGCTCTAGTACTTCGTCAATTGGATCAACTGCAAATAGAATATGTTCTGATTTGATAGTTAGTCCATTTTCAGCCTTTGTGTATGGAACATAAGGCATAAAGCCTAGTTTACCTTCTTCAGCTGCATATAACGCTACAGGCTTTTCAAACGTAACTGAGTCCTGCGAAGAGCTAGTAATAGTTACGATGATTTCTTCACCTGAAGTAAGTCTTAATAATTTAATTGTCATTTGTATCTCCTTTCATAATAGTTATATTATATCATAGTTTT